ATCCAGGCATTCCGGGTTTCTTTGACGCCATAATGGCATTTTGGCATAGTTTTGTTTTGCTACATAGTTTATCATTTTATGCAATTTTGTATTTTCAGGCGTATCTTTCGTCCATTCATTGTTATCTTTAATATACATGGTTTCACGTTTTAAATCCGTACAATGCATTGGTCGTTTTGTTACGTCTAATTCTTTGATACGTGATAATATCATGTCAGTCATACCTGAAACATACCCATTTTTGCCAATGTTCTCAATATCTTTGAAATTCACTTCCATATTTTCAATGAATTCACTCATATTCATGGCATCTTTACATGTAGTATTCAAAAAGAAATTGAGGTTGAACTTCTGATTGTTGTTTGTAGTATTGTTCACAGTATTATGAATCGTATTTCCATTATCTTTCACAGCTTCTATCAGTTGAGATTGTAGCTTTTGATTTTCATATTGCTGCCCTATAAGTAGTTCTTTGAAATGACTATTGGAAGTAATTAATTCCTGATTTTGTTTGATTACCTGCAAAACAGCAGTCATTGCATTTTCATTATTTAACCAGTACATGTTATTTGTAGTAGCAGTAGTCGGATTATTATCACATATTCGCTTGTGTTTCCACAAACTGCCCCTACTTCGATATATTTTACTGCATATTTCACATTGATATTTATCGGCATTTTCTGGCATTTTTTTGGCATCATAGATATGTTTTCGTGTCAAAATATGTTTGTCCCAATTACTTTTTTTGCTGCATTTAAAGTTGCATTTTATACATTCGTATGATTCGGCATTTTCTGGCATTTTTGCTTCCATATTATGTTTTCGTGTCAATAGATGTTTGTCCCAATTACTTTTTTTACTGCATTTAAAGTTGCATTTTATACAATCATATATTTCGGCATTTTCATGCCATTTTTTTGCTTCCATTGTATGTTTCAGTGTCAATAGATGTTTGTCCCAATTACTTTTTTTGCTGCATTTAAAGTTGCATTTTTCGCATTCATATAATTTGGCATTTTCTGGCATGAAATGTTTCCTAAATATATAATATATGGAAGCAAAAAAATGCCAGAAAATGCCAGAAATAGATATTTTCAATAAAAAAGTATGCAGTCGTTCTAAAATATAAAAATCCAAAATTACTGCAGTATGCAGTAAAACCATTTTTTGCGTTTTTTGAAAAATGATTTTCCATTCCTGGACAAAAAAATGGACATTTATTTTTGTCCTTTTTTTTGTCAGGACCCCATTTCTTTTTTTTGAAAATAATGATAAAATAATAACACTATTTTATCATTTCATCGAGACATTTTACGTAAATCGTATCGTATTGACCATGAGCCATAGCTTTCACAATGTTCACAGCAAAACCCGTATTCTCTTCCAGAAATGATTGTTGTAATATAGTCATCACTCGACATATGCACATCTTTTTCGCACATATCATTGTGGCAATATGTCCAATTTACTTCTTCAACCAATTCAGCTAATACGATGGCAAAACGTTCTCGATGAGTTGGGTCAAACGTAGATATATGATTCAGTAATTCTCTTGGCAAAGACTGCATTTCAAAAACAGTTCTAACTTATAAATAGATAATAGATTGTATAATTATAGTAATCATTATACAATAATAGTCAATTTTATGCAAATTTATCGTTTATATGTACCGGTACGTGCGAAAGAATCAACAACAAAAATAACAAAAACACCTAGAAAGGTATATAATATGAACTCTTCGGTAATATTATCAGTTTTTTCATGTTGTTGAGCCTCTAACAAATGAATCATATAGTTGATACGTTCCATAAGTTTATCATTATTACCAGAAGGTGTACGAGAATTGTTGGTAGTAATTCCCATGTTCGCATAATAAGGTCGTTGTACCGGAGCTTCATAACTTTTGTTATAGTTGCTTAATTTTTCACTGGCTTTATCGTTTGCACCATAGTCAATACCTTCATTTTGTTTTTTATATTTGTGGGCACTAGAAGCTTCTAAATATGTAGAAACAGATGGGTTGTATTCATTTGAATATTCGACACTTTGCATATCTTTTCGCGTTTGTACAGTTGGTGGTTCAATTGGTTGAAAGTTTCCCAAATTTGAGTCATCGTCGTCATTACCAATATTAGCCATCTGATTCAATAAATCATTAACGCGTTGACTTCTTTGATTGGTAATATTCTGCATGTTCTCAATACTTGTAGGTACTAATTTTTTTCCCTCATTATCGTTATCTGTCTCTTCATCGAAAGACCTTTTTTTGATTGTTTTTCTCATAGTAGATGCACGTTTTTTTGGTGTGTCATTGGTCCACGCCGAAGCAGTTGTTACTAAAGAAGACATAATATTTGTTTTTATCACTTAAAAAATAAGTAGATTTTATTTTTATTGATATAATCCCAAATATATGCAAAAAATAATAGTATGATATTACATAAATGAAAAATATTTTAAGTCAATTCATCCCCATAATTGTAATTTATTTGCTGTTGTCGTATTCAAATGAATTTGCAATGTTCTCGCACAGTATTTTAGGAAAGTTGTTAGCAGTGTTTATAATAATGTATTACACTGTTTTAGATAAGACAATTGGTTTGTTAGTCTGTTCTTTTATCATTTTGTATTATCAAAGTGAGGTAGTCGAAAATATGCTAAATATGGATAATTTAATGAAAACTATGTTCGAAAAACCGGAATCAAAAGAAGACAATAAAGAAAAAGAGAAAGAATCAGATGTAGAAGGAATGCAACCAATGCACCCAACTAAAAAGAAGGAGTTGACAACAGAAGAGACAATGTCAAATATCGAAAAAACATATACGCCTGAAAATCGCGTACGTGCCAGTTTTGAAACCATGCAAAACAAAGATGGTTATCCCGAGGAATTTAGAAAACAATATTGCGAAGGTAACATATTGAAATATAAAGATATGAATGTACGCGGTGATATGATTGAACACATATTTCCTGAAGTTGAATACAAAGAGGACAAATGTAATCCATGTTCAGAAACATGTGATTTCTCTATAATCGAGAACCGTATCAAAACAGAGAATCAATTAATTCCTAAATTCTCTAAAGACGAAAAATAATGTATCGGTAAACTATAGATATTATGAAAAAAAATACCATTACTGAAATATTAGAATATCTTCATCAACACATAAAACGCATCAATGATAGTAAAATATTCGCAGGTATTATGATAATCACATTGAATATAGTATCTAGATTTGTGAATATTAAGTTAAGTAAGAGTGTAGAATCTTATTTGAAGTATACATTTAGCAAATATGCTTTAGTTTTTACGATTGCATGGATGGGTACTAGAGATATTTACATTGCTGGAACAATTATGTTGATTTATGTTATTTTGATGGATTATTTGCTAGACGATGATAGTATATTTTGTATTTTACCAGAAGAGTTCAAAGATTATCACCAATCTTTATTAGAAAATGATGGAGAAAACGGGGAAGTATCAGAAGAAGATGTCAAGAAAGCAGAAAAAATATTAGAAAGAGCTAAAATGCAGAAAAAAGGTACATCAGTAGAAAGCTATCATATGAAATAAATAGAAATATAGAGTTACATTTCTATTTATTGCCCGATTACCATAAAAATTTATGTGTATAATATAACTACTATAGATGGCATCTTTTATTACTACACGTTCATCCAAAAAGAAATTGGATGAAGAGAAGAAAGAAGAAGAGAAAGAAGAATTATTGAAAGAAAAAGCTATAATAAATAACGATAGTTTAGATATTTATACATTAAAAATAATGGTAGAAACAAATATTAATAGTGAACTTATTACTCTTACTAACGACATATTATCTGTTTCTTCAAAGGATATTGAAGAACAGGCGTTAAATGTAAGTCTTAATAAATACCCTTATTTTACATATAAGTATGAATATCCTCTGGGTGAATTGAGAAAAATACGAAATTATAAAGATAGAATCAATATTTTTTTCAACGAAGATGAATTTGCTCGCACAATATCAAGAGGAAACATGAGGCCAAATTTTGATAATGAGGAAGAAAAAAATGCTTTGATAGAGAAAAACATAATGACTATGTTAGAAATATTATTGCCCACCAAATTTCCAATAATTGATAATTTACATACGTCTTATGATTATGTTACTAATTTTTCATCAACCTATCCACTATCTTTTGATAAAACAAAGATTAATATGTACTCTCATCTTAACTTAGGAGGTAAAGAATATACTGTAGAGAAAGTAGTTTTTTACAATGATATCATAAATCATCCATTATATTATCAGCTAGTTAAAACTACAATGAATTTTCAAAGTTGGGCTGAAAGTACGGGAAATGAAATGTATATTGAGGAACCAAAAAGTAAATTTTTGAGTGGTGCTCAACCTGAACTACAATATATCAATTATGAAAATTCGGAATTATTAAAATACAAAAAACCAAATCGTGTAATTAACCATCAATTATTTCAGGATTATATTACAAATCATGACAAATTGATAAAAAACGAGAACTATGTCAAAAAATATCATAGATTGATGAAATATTTATACAAACATTATTTTTTGGGTAATTTCATAGAACCAGGTAAAGAATTTACACAAGAAGAAATAGATGAATTTGAGTCTATATTGAATTTGAGAACAGGTGTATGTTCTATTGATATGAAAGATATATCAAATCCTACAAAAGAAATTTATATTCGTGTAGAAACACATGATAAAAAACTAGATGATTCTGTTGTAAAAGATAAAAAATGTTATTATTATGGTGAAATATTGGGTGATAAATTACAAAAAATGATACTAGGAATATCACCCAAATCGTATTTTGTAAAGGAAACTACTACATATATAGGCAAAGCTGGAGTCAAATCATCTTCAACAAACTCTAGTTCCATAGTTTCAAATAATAAAGAGAACAAACAAATTGAAAAAATAGATATCAAATCGTTTTCTGAAGAGGATATTCGAAAAATCAATGAAATACTTTTAACAAAATTAGATGAGAAATGGAGTGATAAGCCTGGAACAAATAAACTATCAGATAGATTGAAAACGCTTCTTAAGCCAATCAATCAAAAAGTTAACTTTGTTAGTAATGAAAAATATAATGCACTGAAAGTTAGTCATGACGAAAGACTAATAATAAATGATATTTTGAAAAATAAATTTCTGCCTGCTGTTGTTAATAATAAGCAAATAAATGGTAAATTAGGAAAAATATTATTAGGCTGGGCAAAGCAAATGAAGTCACCAAATCAGTATCATAAGGAATTAACCGAATTATTAAAGGATATTGATTCCTTTATTTCCACAATCAAAAATATGGTTTCAAATAATGAAATTGATTTGAAAAGTTTGAAAAGAGAAGGTATTACAACTTATGATAAAACACGTTTTTTATATGATTATCAAAAAGAAGTCATGAAATTGTATGAATTTTTAGTAGTATTTGTAGTATACAATAGTCTCGAAAAATTACAAAAAAACACTGATTATGAGTTAACTGAGAATAAATATGGAAAATTAGTCATACAGGGCGGTAAAAAGAAAAAAGTTACCCGCAAACGACGTGTTAATAAATATCATCGTAAAACAATAAAAAAATAAATTTAATTTTATAATTTTTTATCAAATTAAATCAGATATATTTTTATTATGTTTATGTAAACTTTGCAGTTCCATTTACAAATTTACCTATCACCGGTCCAACATCTTCGTCGTCTTCAATTGCATAAATAACACCATGTTGTTCGTTTGTAGTGTAATATGATTTTCCATCAATTTCAATTTCAAATACTTCTTCTTCCTCCTCTTCTTCCTCCTCTTCCTCTTCCTCTTCCTCTTCTTCCTCTTCTTCCTCTTCTTCTTCCTCAGCTTCCTCTTCCTCAGCTTCCTCTTCCTCCTCAGCTTCCTCTTCCTCTTCCTCTTCCTCCTCTTCCTCTTCCTCCTCTTCCTCTTCCTCCTCTTCCTCTTCCTCCTCTTCCTCCTCCTCAGCTTCCTCTTCTTCTTCCTCCTCCTCCTCAGCTTCCTCTTCTT